TCATTCAGACCGGTTCTAGCCTGTCTGCGTGCGGACACGCACAGGCAGGCGGGCGGGTGCCCGTGCCCCTGAAAAGCGATTTCTTATCAATCGCCATTCAGCTTCCTTAGACACACGAGCAACAACACGCTTTTGGAACCTCTCTTCAATCTTTTTGGCTAGCTTATTAAGTAGCTCAATGCGCTGACGATCTTCTTCAGTGTCAGGCGTAGGAGTGTCTAAGTTTTCGTTAGATTCCATAAGTGGTCTTCTTATATTTCACGCCTGATATCTCCTTAACTTCTTGTTTGCTAATCATCCGCTCTAGGTTGTTCACTACATAGCGTAATGCGTCTAAGGCGTGATCATTCTCTTTGATAACTTTCCCGTGCTTGTCACGACGGTAGAGCATATATTCTTTCTGTAGGTTTACACAGGTACTGAAGATGCGGAGTCGTCCACTTTGTAGACGTTGCTGAGTATTTAATAGACCACTCTCCACTTCATTCTTAGCGTCGAACAGAATTAAACCAAGTTCTTTGTAGTCGCTGATTAACCGCTTACCATCAATCTGTGAACGACCACGACTTGCTGGGTCGATTGCCCCATGAATCCAATCTCCTCGTGCTCTAATAGAATAGGCGTGTACGAAAGGTTCTTCCTTACCACGGTAGTGCTCGTCATAAATGTGTAGCGTATCGGTAGCAGGATCAAGCGCACCCCATACGGCAGCAGTGCGGTTCCAGCCTACGTCCAATCCGTACATACGAGGCCACGATTCCGGGATAGCGAAGGGGGCTTCTAGTACAGCTTCTAGTGGAATGGAATAAACATTACCACTTCCCATCGCAGGCAGCCCCTTAGAGCGTGCATCGCGTAGATGAATCGGTGTATCTTCCAGCAAGCGGAACTTAGTCTCTGCATCTAGCCATGGAACGTCATCCCAACCAGCCTGGATTACAGCCTTACTAGTGTGGAACCCTACAGCCTGTTCACCATCTTCTTCACCAGCATCTTCCAAATCCTGATCAACTGATACAATAGGCTTAGCACCTACTAGATAGTCAGCTCGCTTACAGAAGTTAACTACTAGCGGCGTCAAACCATCTAGCGGGGTGAACGTCAGCATGATGAGGCCGTTCGTTGTAGCAGTACGGATGTTACATTCGTTGTAGATTTCTAAGGTGATTTCTTCGTCGCCTAGGATTACATGGCGAGAAGCACCCATGAAAGACCCAACATCCTGTTGACAGTTCTTGAAGCCTAGCTCGGACCAACCACCAGAAATGTGCTTAATCTTTACAACGTCGATTGCTTGTGGTGTACCTTGTAGCGCAAAGAACTTACCTAGTGCATGAGCGGGAATCATACCAGTTCCCCATTCACCAATACCCCCTAGCAGTTCTTTCTGTAGAGTATCGCGTGTAGCACGTGCATCCTTACCAATAGCCCAGGCTTTGATAGGATGATCAAACTTACGTCCTTCCCACCAGCTAGGGTAATTACCTGTAAGATGACAGGCTAGTGCATATGCTCCGCAGATACTCTTACCAACACGGTTGGCAGCAAGGAAGCAAACTTCGTTATACTTAGCAGAGGCGTCAAAGAAAGCTTTGTGCTTTGGTAGTGTCTCAATCCCATAAGGACTTTCAAACCACTTGAACGTACCGCGCTCTGCTTGTTCTTTCTCAATCTTAGCAATCAGATCTAGAATTTTTTTAATACTGCGAGCATCAGCTTGATTGTCTGTAGACCTAGAAGAGGGAAGTGAGTTGGTAATAGTCGTGTAAGATTGTTCCTCTTTTCCCTCTAGGTCTTTTAGGCTGTCCAAGAAGTCAAGAGGCAGATCAGGAGTGTTGATCACTTCTTGTCTCCTTGGATACGGCGGATTTCTCCTAATAGTTCTGGGTTAGATTTCTCTAATACTTTAAGTCGTGCAGCAAGCTGGCCCTTGGCTTCATCTAGATTCACTGGATCTTTATCCGTGGTGTCAGCCATATCCATCTTATCAGCCCAGCCTTGTGTGTTCTTCATGACGAAGTTAAACAACGGTGTGTTGAATCCCTTACTCCATACACCCTTACGAGCCTGATCATACCACCACGCCTTAGATAGTGTACGACCCTTCTCAATAAACTTAGCGAAGGCTGGTTGCTCTTGTTCAAGCTGATAGAATGCAGCAATAGTGATGCCGAGTTCTTTAGCTACGTTAACATCGAATCCGCCCTCTGCATAAATATCAGCGCAGGCTTTCCAGTTAATCTCCGCTGTCATTAGAAAAACCACCCTTGCCGTCAGGCGCTAAATACTCGCTTTGCTCGTCGAGGGAAAGAATGCGAGCTAGTGGGTAGGTATTAATCCCATCCTCTGCTTTCTCTAGTCCTACGAGAAGGGTGTGAACATCGCCAGTAGTGCGGTGCTTGGCTTGCATGATACCAACTAGATTCTTAAACACAGAATCGTACAGCAAATGGAGAATCTGTTGCGGATAGGGATTGGTATGGTCGTTGGTGAATACATATTCCACTAGTTCCACTTCGTTCTCTACCGCAGGTTGCGGAAATTCGATGATGTTTAACAATGAGTTCCTCCTGGAATTAAACAACCCGATGTTTCGGGTCAATAGCTTGGCGCTCTAGCCGAGCTGTAAGTTCTACCGCACGTTGCCCAACTTGCTTAGCCCAGGCACTCTTGCGTAAATTAGATGCAGCTTGTTTATAGTTTCCTTGGCCGATAAGCCCCATTGAATTCTTGAATTGTAGTAGACGTGAGCCCATGTTGAAGGCCATGTTCACTACTACAGTTTTAGCAAACAGAGGTAGAGTCGGCCAGCCAGGTAGCACTTTGTCTAGGACAGGTAGATGATCTAGGACAATACCCTCAAGTTTGTGCATGGCTACATTTAGTTTCATCTGTGAATTAACAGATACACCTTTAGTAAACCCAATACCAATAGTCCAAGGAGCCCCAGTTTTCTCAGCCTCGCTCAAGCTTACACCAATCTTTTCTAGAATTGACATAGCTGGAGCAAAGCCCCAACGTTCCTTCTTATATTTTTTAAATAGAGGAGAGAGAGGATCAGGGTAGGCCCATTCACGAAAACCCTCATGACGAACTAAGTCTGCCAAGGTTTGGGTCATCCAGTCTGGGGTTTTGTAAATGCTTGCCATAATTAAACTCTCTCAGATGTAATTGTAATTGATGCACTGGTTTGAACTGTGTTAGTTGCTACGTCTCTAATCTCAACAAGAAGAACGCACGTTAAAGGAATACCATCGACAACAGCATCCTGAAGTGTCCACGCTCTAGTTGACGATAGAGCTAGCCATGTACTTAAAGCACTACCTGTAGGAGAATCACCAGACGAGATAGTTGCCCTAGCTTCATAGTCGCCTGCGGCTCCGTTTAGTAGCCATGTCTCTAGTGTGGTGGTGGAAGCACCTTCTGTCTTCTGTACAATACCTGATGTGTTGAGAGTGTAGGTAGCTTGTGTCGCGGTAGACGCTACACGACTTATGCTTTGGTTAGTGATAGCAACAAGAGGCCAGACTGTAACCCATACCCCTGATTTCATAACCTTCACGAAGCCGGCTGTAGCCCATGCTCCGCTCTTCCTAAGCTTAACAGCTCCTGCACCAACCCATGCTCCACTCTTTCTTAGATTAAAGGACATAGCTCACCAAGCCCAAATCGAACCATCAGCAACAGCACCAGGATCACCGCTCTGCACGTAGATACCAAGTCCGTTACGTCCTGTAGCGGCAGTTGTCCCTCCGGTACCGCCATTAGCTACAGCAAGAGTACCAGCTAGCGTGACAGTGCCAGACGTAGTGATAGGCCCACCTGAAGTAGACAACCCTGTAGTACCGCCGCTAACCGCAACTGATGTAACAGTGCCAGTATTAGTAGTGTAGCCCTGTGCCTTAACAAACGCGGTGGTTGCAACAGAAGTGTCGTTGTCCGCAGTTAGGGGAGTTGGGGCTGTGGGGTTGCCTGTAAACGCAGGAGAAGCTAGGTCTGCCTTAGCTGTCAAAGCAGATGTGTCAGCTTTAGAGGCTGTAGTGATTCCGCTCCAAGCCTGTAGATTGGAAGATAGGGACACGTTTAGTGTACCACTACCAGTGATAGGACCACCACTTGCAGAGATACCTGTACCCCCGCTAATATCTACAGAAGTTACAGAACCTCCCCCTCCCCCGGCTGGTGTAGCCCAGGTTCCATCACCGCGTAGATAGGTTGTACTATTAGCTGTACCAGAACCTAGACGAGCTGTAGCAACTGTCCCTGAGACAATATCACTAGCAGCGTGTGTATGTGAAGCATCAGCCTTAGCTGAGGTAGCTAGGGCGTGCCACGCCTGGAGGTTGGCACTTAGGGCCGGGGTGAGAGTTCCAGAAGTGGTGATTGGAGAACCAGTCCATGAAATACCAGTGGCGTTTGCCACTGCTACACTAGTCACTGTCCCTGAACCCCCACCACCTCCAGCGGGAACTTGCCAAGATCCGTCTCCTCGTAAGAAAGTTGTAGAGTTGGCTGTACCTGTGGCATTTAGATCACTGATGTTATGTGTGTGTGAAGCATTCGCCTTAGCACTGGTAGCCAGGGCACTCCAAGCCTGAAGGTTTGCAGATAAAGTTGGAGTTAGTGTACCGCTGGTTGTAATAGGAGAGCCCGCCCAGCTAATGCCCGTTGAGTCGGCAACAGAAACGCTAGTAACTGTTCCGCTGCCTCCGGCAGCAGGGAGCTGTGCAGACGGAACTTTCCCATCTGCTCCTAGCGTAGCTAAGCCTAGAGCTGAGCCAACAGGAAGTCGGTAGTCAGTGTCAGTTTTTACGACATAAACTTCAGAACCACCTGGGGTAGTTAGGAGGGGTAGATCTAGCACCTCCTTGTTCCCAGCCATTAATACATTCCTTCTAGTTTATTACTCTTTTTCATGTTATCTACCGCCCATAAAGGTTGTAAGTTCTCTAAGCCCCAGGCTGCTTTAAACTTAGGATCACCAGGATCACTTACTTTAAAGAAGTCTAAAGGAATAATGTGATCTATATGCCACTTACCGTAGTTAGACCAAGACATGCCGTCTTGAAATCGACCGGTTTCTGGACGCCTACGAGGAGCGGTACCAATCGCGGTTCGGCTTCCTGCGCCCCATCATCCCGGAGGTGGTCAATAAGTTCCTCGACTGCGGC